CTGTTGACTGTTTTGGCAAGCGTAACTTTTTCATCATATCCTCGTAACTGGTAGCGTGTTTCTTGTCCTGATAGGCGACTGTGCTGCAGTAATACAGCCAGACACGCCCCTCAAGCCGCTCTTCGGCTGCTTGCCGTGCCAGCCGTAGCCCATAGACAAGCGGAAGATTAAAACCCTCCGCTCCGTATCGAGAAATTAACGACCAAACCTCTTCTGGTTTCAGCCCTCCGGCTGTTTGGATAAAAAATCGAGAACACCTTCTTCGGATAGGATTGTCTTGAAAAGCTCAATCAAATCAGTTATAGGAAGATCCTCAATTTGTGCTTTTGTTTTTCCGGTAACAGAGGCCAATAAATCAACAGTCTCTTTTTGTGCCCTGTGCATTTTTTTGACGATTGCCATAATCATCGTTTGGCCTAATTCCTGATCGCTCATTGCTTTTTCTTTACCGAGTAACAGTTTCAGTTCTTCATCTAGCTCCATCTTATCTACCATTGCAGATAATTTAAATAGGTGCTTGGTTTTAATCATTTCTCGCTCCTTATGAAATATCCCGGCCAACGCCGGGATTAATTAAGATCTGATTCTAAGAGCCGTAGTAAGCAGCATCTTCAATCGTATAAATAGGATCCGCAAGGTCGGTAGGATCGTAATGAGCCGCGAACGCTAGCTCCAGGATCGTTTCCGAATCCTCTGCCAGAGTCAAAGTCAACCCATTGTCGGCAAGTGCCCTGTAGAGCGTTATTACCTTTGTGTTCCCATCCTTCTGGTCACCAACAAGAACGACCTCATCAATGTATTTTGCATCCAGAATAACTTTTCTGCCGCCTGCGCTTTCGATTGCAGCGCCGTCCAGTTCTGAGCCGGGAAGAGCATAATTGAGAATGCTTTGTGTTAGTCCTTTCGGATGAACGGTCAAAATCGCGTTCTCTCTCAGTATCCTCTTTAATCCCTTTGTCTTTCCCGCTGATCCATTATAGGGAATGTTCCTATATTCAACATCAACAACAAAGCTGTTGTCTCCCTCACATGGAGCCAACATATTTCCATTTATGTAAACGACTCCAGTATCCAATAAAATCTTATTTACCTGTCCTGCTATAAGTGCCATGGTTATACCCCCAGCTTATAATTTCTCATTTCAAACAATAATTCCCTGCCCCAAGTTTCATCGTCCTCTGGGAACGGGATCTCATTTCTTCCGATCTTCCGAAACCATGCTGTTGTAGTCTCATGGCTTGCCGTCTTATAATCAAATGCCTCTTCCAGCTCATCGGTTAACGTTTCGATCTCGGTGGCTACAGTGTAGCCGTCTTTTTCGTGGTCGTAAACCCTAAGCTGCAGCATCTTTTCAATTTGCTGATGATATGCCCTCCCCTCATCCGGGAAAGAGAACACCACATAAGGAAATGTAGTTCCCTCCGGAGCTTTTACAAAAAATACCCGGTCGGCTATAGCGGCGGCCTTTGCATAAACCATAGTTCTTATTGATGTCATGCTGATAGCTCCCTACTCATAACCCGTTGAATTTCTCCCACGTTCTGAGTATATGCCGGTCGCAAATGTGGCCTGGCAACCTGTCCCTCTGTAGTAGCCCAAACCCCGTTTGCTGTTTTGAAAGCCCAAGGTTCTTGTCGTCCCATGCCACCTTCGGCAAAAACTCCGGTTCCAAACTCCTGGTATCCTGCATAATCAACATTGGTTCCGTTATAAACGGTCAAGTTTTTCATTACAACTTTGAATTTGTAATCACCTTTTAGGCGACCGGTGTCAACGATTCCGAGCATATTTATATTCCTGGTAACGTGCTTTTGCACCACCAGCCCTGCAGAGTGCAAAGCTTTCCGTTCTTTAAATAAGAGTTCGCGCTTTACTTTCAATGCATTCGATATATATTTAGCCATCATTCTCCCACCGTTTTAGTTCAATCTCCAGGTGCCTACTATAATTCATTGGATTATCTAACCAGGTAATTCGATACGGAACTTCGTTAATCATCATCCGATCACCTTCGTCTATATCTGTCGGGATCCCTCCATTGGGAGCGACCATAAATGGAGCCCCAAACCAAGAAACCTGTTCATCAACATCCGGCATTGTTAATTCAAAAATCCCGCAAATCCAAACATGAGTTGAATCCGCATTCATCTTTTCAGAGTACATCCCGGTCGATCCGGAAATGCCGTCCAATACTCCCTTACTGGTCATGATAGTTAACCATTCCGGAGTTACTCCGCCTGCTCCGTCTACTGTTTGCCTGATCCGTTGTATCTCCCCGTATTGGGTATAGAAATCCTCTATCATAACATTACCAACGTATCATATCTTTGAATCTTTGAAATCAAATCTCCAGGATAACCTTCTTTCAGCTCTGCATAGGTAATACTGTAGCGGCTCAACGATTCGGCTTTTACTGCTCCGGCAACTCCTGATTTGCTGCTATCAAAAAGAAGATAGGCTACCATTTGAATTGCTGTAAGCTCTGAGCCGTTCGGGTAAACTATGGCTCCGGTGGTCGCGTCCGTGTCAAATGCTTTGTTCCGGATCCCCAAATAATTGGATTCAACAATCGGAATCAGCATCGTTATAAGCGCGTCCTTTGCCGTAGTGGTTAGTCCCAAATAGGTCTTTACATTAGCTAACGTTGTTATCGCCATTTAATTCCCCCAAGAGCTGTTCTTTGCTCATCCTGGAATATCCTTTAACGCCTGCAGACTTCGCCATCAATTTAAGTTCTTTTATGTTCGGATCCCCGTTGTTCTCTGGAGTATCATCCGGTTCAATGTCGAGCTCATCTGCCAGGGGTTTTCCTGGTTCTGTGAAACTTTCAAGATCTTCCGAAACTGGTTTTTCTGGTTCATCCAGCATTTCCGGCCTGGTATCCAAAACCGCTAATTTCTTTTTAATCCATCGGGTTCCTACTTCGTCCGTTACCGGATAAGGATTTCCTCTTGAATAAAATCTGGTCCTGAATTGTGTAGGCTTTAACATAATAATGTTCATCATTTTAGCGACTCCTTTTGTCAATGATTCTAATGGCTTCCCGTAACACTCCGTCGCCGCCTCTGGTTTTCAATACTTTATTTGCTGATTGTTTGGCTGCTCTCTGAGCGTCTTTTGGTGCCATGGAAAATCCCGCTTTAATCAAGCAGGAAAGATCGTCTATATCGTCCCCAATATAAGCGACGTTTTTTATGGATATGGATAATTTCTTGCAAAGGTAATTAAGTGATGCCAACTTACTAATACCCGGTGTCTCCGCTGTTCGGATCAATTCGATTCCCAAACTTTTGGCTCGCTCCGCTGTATCAATTATTTGTACTGCGCTGGTAAATATCACCATTGGATAGTTTACCGGCAAGCGGCCATCAAGAATGGAAAATCTACGGGGTAGTTTACCGTCGGTTAGTACCCCGTCGCAATCGGTCACAAGAAGTTTAATATTGAGCTTACCCATAATAGTATAATTACGCGGTTAAAACTGAGAAGGGATATCCGCCCCTGTCTGGTCTGAGCTGGTGAATTGGGTTCGGTACTGCCCATCCAAGGCGCATGACAAACCGCATTGCTACGCTGTCTTGCTGCATCAGGTTAATGATAACCTTTCCGTCGTCGTCGGTGATTACACCTTCTTTAAACATCTTAAAGGAAATATCGCTTCTGATCGCGTATTTTGCCTCGCTCATTGCTCCACAAATTCCCCGTGCTGCAGTTGTGTTAAAACTGTTGTTTTTCACGTAAGTCGTGGGAAGTCCCCAAACAGAATCTTGGGATCCTTCGGTAAGGCTCCGGACAAAAATAGGATTGTTGTTGTCGTCTCTCAGGTTTCGGAGGTCGGCCTTGATTGACGGTGCACACATAAACCCTGATGGATCGTAAGCCTGCTCTTCCAGAACTGCCATGAGCTCTGAAAAGTCTGCAGCTAAATCAACCCCAGCTCCCTCTGCAACTACCTGGCCGCGATTAATAGCGGTCGGAACGATTCCAGTAGGCCAAGTGGTTGGTCTTCTGTGTCCCCAAATTATCGCCTCATCAATACGCTTTCCAAATGCTTCCACAATACGAGGCCGCATTTCAGCCCACATATCATAGGAAGAATCATCCAAGACTGCTTCCGGTACCGGGAGGATTATCGCGATTGGTTCCGCAACAATGAACACGTTTTCCCATGCAAATTGATGGGTCTTTTTCAGCCCTGGAAAATCCTCATTCGGAACGGATCCCGGATCGCCTGATCCGTAGGGTGTCCCCATGAGAGCCAAGATTCTGGCATCGTCGATTTGCTGGTCGGCGCCAATAACCAAATTATCGGTTACAACGTCCCCGGTGAAATCTGCATTACCGAGAGTTCCGAGAACCGGCATTTTGTGCGTTCTGCTGCTCATATCCGGTAATCTGGTAAGCTGTGCGAGTGCTGCTGATTTCTCAGTAATGCCCGAAGTTATCGAAGCTGTTTCGGTCTGTGGGATCAACGGCCAAGCGTCGTATTCAGTTGTCCCTTTTATATCGGCTCCATATCCGCCATCTGCTATAATACTCATTATTTTCTCCCCGCGCCTCTAATTAGCGCGTTCATATCTACCCCACCTCCGGGAAGATTTCCGGTTAAGGGAGTCTTACCCTTCAACCGTTTGGTGACCTCGGCGTCGATTGCTGTTTGCCAAGATTTTTTGAATGTATCAACATTCACTAAAGTTTCTGCTTCTGTACTACCAATTAACATTTCGGCAAAGCTGACGGGTAAAGATTCAGCATCCAATTTATTAATTGCCGTTATCTGGATATCCCGCCGGTTGAGCTTGTTTTCTCGGTCGTCCAATTGACTGACTCGTTGCTTCTCAAGTTCTTTTTCCCGTTCGGTAACTGACATAAGAGCAAGCCTTTTTGCCTCTGCTCTCTCAGTTACTAATAATGCTGCATGATCTGCTTCCCATTTAACTTTACTGGTTGCCAACGCTTGATTTACCCGTTTATCGCTTTCGCTCAATAGCCTGGCTTCAAGTTCGGCTGGTGTCATTGTAATACTTTCTGCTGGTTTTGGTTCTGGTTCCCCCGATTTCACTATAGGTAGTGTTCCCGGAATTACTGCTGCTGGTTCTCCTGGCATTTTAACCTTCCTTCAATTTTTTTAACATCTTCCGGAACATTAACATCCGGAGTGTCATTAATCACTACCATTTTTATTGGTAGTCCAATGTGCATAAATCGCGTAATTTCTATAGCCTCATTTTCTGTTCTTTCTGCCTGCCCGAAGAGTCTTAAATCCTCTCCATTCAAAGCATAAATTCCACGCTGCCGGTAAACTATACGACTTATTCCTGTTAAATTATCTCCGTCCAGAATGCATTTTACATCGTTGATGTTGTTGTCCATCCTGCTAACGGTTCCAATTATATAATTATTATCCTCTTTTTTTGCAATGTCAATAGCTAATAGATCAACTTCCTCGATTAGCGGTTCATCCCCTTGAACGTTTATATATACATCTGCAGGTATTTTTCCCGCAACTTCTACCAGGCGATCCGTTCCGGTCCTGCAGTCCGTTTGTGTGAGAAAGGCGCTGTAGCCTGCAGCAACAACACAATCATAGATTGCCTGGTCGGGAGTTGCTACAATTTTATCGAACGATGGGAGCTGATCGCAAACCCGGAGAATCATTTCTCTGCCTGCTATTTTTACCAAGGGTTTCCCTGGAAACCGGTGGCTTGCCATCCGTGCTGGAATTATAACTAATGTCGTCATTTTCTCCTACCTTTTTCTTTCAGGATCCTGGCCATTGATACCGGGTCAAATTTAGCGGCCAAGTATTTCTGTGTCAAATGGCTTACTCTCTCATCCCGTTTTCGGTGCCTGGTTTTATCCAACGGGTGCCAAAGATGATAACACGCTACATCCATTCGGTGAATCTCTTTGTTGTTCATCGTAACCAGCGACCATAAAAAGGCGGAATCCTCGGATCCCCATCCGGTGTATCTCTCATCATATCCGCCGCTTTTCCTCCAGGCTGCCTTTGTGAGAAGGTGCATTCCGTTCGGTTTCAATCCAATCCGTACCCGCTTCTTTTGTTGCTCAAACCGGATCTTTGGCATTTGCCAACCAACCGGAGCTTTCAAGATCATTTCGGTGGTTTGTCGGTTGAGGTAATATATCACGGAAAAAGGAAGAACAGCACAATGATTTTTGAGCTGTTCAATTCCTTTTAGGATCGCATTTTTTATGAACACAACGTCAATATCTGTAATTAAAACGATGTCATTCTTTGCTTTCTCCACCCCACGATTGATATATTTTGATTTACAGAAGGTATCCCATCCCGGCTTTTTGCTGGGATCCTTGGATATGATGATTTCAGCGGTGGGAAACATAGCTTTGTATCGTGCTGCAGTCCAGGCGCATTGCTTGTCGCGAATCCCGCCGTCGGGCTTATATGCCATTATAATACTTAAATTCATTGGTTCCTCCAGGCAAATAGTAGCCCTTCTCTATCGTGTACGGGAGCCGGTAACCAGAATTGTTCCCGGGTCGCTTTGGCGATGTTGCTTGAATGAGTAAATGCCAGTTTAACCGGTTCCCTGGTATCTCTCCCGCTGCCGATACAAAGGATCTTCCCTTCGTGGTTCCGGTCCACGTGCTCTACCTCTGCTCCAGGGTTTAGGAATTCCAGGATCGGGATTACTAACTCATCGCCGAAATTGGTAAACTTTGAATTCTT